CCGCAATGGTGAGTACACCAACATTGGTCGCAGTGGCGGTGTCATTAAGACTGGTGCCGGTCTGTTTGAGCAGATGGAAGTTGCCAACACGATGTACTACAACGACTTCTCATTGCGCCTTATCGAAGAGGCCCTGTATCAGCTCAGTGCTGCTAAGCTGAACTTCAATGAGCGTAAGTTTGTCCTCCGCACTGGTGAGCGTGGTGCTGCCCAGTTCCTCAAAGCAGTGAAGGAAGATGTCAGTGGCTGGATGCCATTTGAGCTTGACGGCACCAATGTCGGTGTTGTTCAGAAGACCAACTCTCCCCTGCATCAGACCTCGCTGGCAGCAGGCTACCAGTTCACTGAGTGGCGTGCCCCCAATGGTCTCGTGCTGAGTGTTGAGGTTGACCCCTTCTACGATGACCCCGTACGCAACAAGATGCCTCATGACCTTGGTGGTCCCGCAATGAGTTACCGCTATGACATCATGGACATTGGTTCTATGGATCAGCCCAACATCCAGATCTGTGAGATTAGCGGTAAGCCTGAGTATCGTGGCTATCAGGCTGGTATGCGCAACCCGTTCCTCGGCACCTCGTATAACCCCTACATGAGCTATGATGAGGACAGTGCCGTTATCCACAAGATGGCACAGCTGGGTATCCTGATCTATGATCCTACCCGCACCATGAGCATCGTGCCCAACGTCCTCGCAGCCTAAACTGTTGTTATTTAAGTTTTAGATGATTTCATAAGAACCGCTGTGGTCCTCCGTTGGGGGTGTGATAACCACTAGCTGAGGGCCTTGATGCGGGAAGGAGAACAAAGAATGGAGAAAGAACAGAACGAATTGAAAAACTGTCTGCGCAATGAGCGCATCACGATCAGGCACATTCCTAAGCAGACTGGGCTTGTCGATAACCCCAAACATGTCCTCTATGGTGGACTTGGTGAGGGTGCCACAAGAACCTTCTGTGTGCCTAAACTGAAGAGTGGCGTATACGTCAATGTGCTGACCAAAGACGAGAAAGACTATCTCGAGCATATCATGGGTATGGAGTACAATGCACTTAGCGTGTACAACAAACCTGCGAATAACTTCTGGTCAGATGCTAATGTAAACGGAATCAGTAACATTGTATTGGGCAAGGACGATACTTATCTGGACTTGAGCAATCCCAATGACTACATCCGTTATAAGATCGCATTGGCTAACAAGGACTTTATTGCTCCTGACATTGAGACCCTGCAAGAGCGTCCTAAAGCCACTTATCAGTTTGTGATACTGAGAGCAGATGATGAGACACGTAACGCGCAGCAACAGATGAGCAACACGATGATGAGCTACAAGGAGTTTGGTAAGATCGAGCACGACAAGGACGCTATGCGCTTTGTCATCCTCTCCATCACTGGAGACGAGCTCGCATTCAACACCTCCGAGGCTTATCTTCAGACTAAGATCAATGAGCTCATTCAGGCTGACCCCAAGCTCTTCCTTAAAGTCATCAAGGATGAGTTGTTCTCAACCAAGTTGCTGTTGCGTCAGTGTGTCGCTTCTGGCCTCGTAGCAAAACGCGGAGACTTTTATTATAACAAAGCTGATAACAGCCCATTGTGCAAGGACGGTGAGAATCCTACCCTTACCAACGCTGCCCGTTATCTGATGGGTCCGCGTCAGCAGGAGCTGCTGTTCAGCTTACAGAAACAGGTACAGGAATCCAAGAAAGAGCAGTAAACTATGACTACACAAGAGTTCTCTACACAGTTTGACGTTTTGTACAACAACATCACATCCTCGCAGGCCCCTGGTCTTGACGAGTATGAGAAGAGTGTGTTCCTTACTAAGGCTCAGCTTGAGGTGGTCAAGAACCATCTTAACCAGCAGGGCAACAAGTACAAGGAAGGCATTGATGGTAGTCCTAAGCGTCAAGTGGAGTTCTCTGCACTGGTCAAAGACCTTACGCTCACTAACTTCACGACAGACGGTGTTCATTGCATCAATGCCTTGCGTTGGTCTCCCACATCTGGCGGCACCACTCCAGGCGGTGTCACTCCGAGTAATCCAGGCTCACTGAATGCCTCTTCTGGCTCCAGTGAATCATTTGACTATGATGACATCCTGGCTATCCTCAATGAGAATGTGAAGATTACACGTGGTAACCGTTCTGCACCTTCTTATCTTGTTGTTATCCCCCTGTCCTCGCAGGAATATGATACTCTGATGTCGCGTCCCTTTAAAC